CTACAGGTAATGCAACACCTGTACCTGATACGGTTTTAATCGTTAAGGTAAACCATGCTGAAGTTGTTCCTCTTGTTGTTGCATCTTCTACAACAAAAACTCTTTCTGCTGTGTCTGGCATTGTCACCGTTCTGTTTGCTGTTAATGTTCCTGTAAGTTTAAAGTATAAATTTTTACCGTTTGATGTAGCACCGTTTGCTAATGATAAAGCAACATCAGCAGATGCAACATCTACAGAAATGTAACCAGATGAAGCTTGTTCTAAAATCTGTAAATTTGTATTTGTTTGTGTACCCCATGTTCCCGATCTTTCACCGGTTGCCATAAGTTCTATTTTTAAATTCGTCGAATTTGTAGCCATATTTCTCCTACGGATTATCTGGATCTATTGGGACCCAAACACCAGTTGCTCCTGGAATTATCGGGTTCCATGATATCACATCTATGGTGTTAGTTGCAAGGTTTATTTGATTACCTGATACAAGAACATTTCTATTGACCCTAATGGTAACATTACCAATAGTAATTTCTACTTCAGAGCCATTTGGTAATATTCTTGCTTTTCCAATAACAACGGTACCACTAAATGCAGAGTTTGTAATAGTAGTTGAACCATTTGCTCCATCAAAATGAAGTAATACACTTGTTGATCCATCTGGACTAAATGCACTAGTTGGTTCTGTAAAACTTGATCCTCCGTATCTTGCAACAGTTGAAACTCTTAGCTCATCAATGTAGCCATTAAAATCACCAAAACCATTTTCACCAATACTGAATGGACCATTATCTTGTTTATTAGCTGTGGTAGCTGTATCTTCTAAAGTTCCGTTTTTATATATTCTGTGAGTGTTACCTTGTCTTTCATAAGACAACATAGTCCATTCATTTGCATTAACAGTAACTGAAGAAGTAATAATTGTTGATGGAGTTACAGTCCAATAAACTGTGTTACCTAATAAATAAGATTGTTCTGTTGTGCTTGTTCCTGATTGCCAAATACCTTTGTAACCTGTTACACTGTTTGGCCTGATCCAAACATCAATTGTAAAGTCTGTTGAATTTAAATTAACATTTGAGTCAGATTCTACATAATCATTTGTACCATCTAATAATAAAGAAGATACGCCAAATTTAGATTGTGCAGTTGAAAGTTGTGCTTGGTTAAATGCAGAAAATAAAATACCTTGACCTTCACTTGCAACTTCTAAACCTACTCCATTAACTACAAATGCAATACTGACTCCACCTGGATCGCCAAATGGTGAACTTGCAAATGTACTACCTCCAAAAAACATTATGATCCTCTACCTGTTGAGATAGGAGTCCAAGTTTGACTTGCACCTGGTACAATACCATCCCATTGTTTAATATTAATTCCTGTTGGAACTGCAACTTCTAATGCACTTCCTTCTGCAAGAACAGTTGCTTTCGCAACAATCGTTACTGTTCCTGTAGATAAATTTTGTCTGTTTGTTGTAACAATAGCAGTTGCGTTTGCTCTTGTTGTTACATTGCCAACTTCAATATCTGCTCTTGATCCTGTAACAGAAATATTTGCATCAGCAACAACAGTGACATCTCCTGTGTCTGTATTAATCTGTGATCCTGTTGCAGGTATATTTGCATCAGCTGTAATGGATACCGTTCCTGTATTAACGTTAACTTGTGAACCTGTAACTGAATATTTAAATGCAAAAGTAACTGTACCACTTGCAACACTTAATGTGCTACCATCTGGTAATACCGTTGCTTTACCAACTAAGGTAACATCCCCTGTATCAACATTAACTCTTGATCCACTAACACCTACAACGTCAGCAACATTAACTGTACCAGTAGTAAAGTCAGCTTGGCTACCTGTTACACCAACATCGGCACCCGCTGCAACAGTAACGGTTCCTGTAGAAAGCGCTGTCGCAATACCACTGACACCAATAACATCAGCAACTTTAATATTACCTATGGTGAAGTTAGATTGACTTCCTGTAGGCAGAACGGTTGCATTACCAACAAGACCTACAGTACCTGTATTAGTATTAACCTGACTTCCATTTAATATGACGAGTGCATTAGGATTAAAACCCGGATCCGCAAAAGGTGCACTGCCAAATGACGTAACGCCAAAAAACATTTATATCTCCTATTACGAGCCAGAGAGGTGGTATGTGGTGGTATCTCTGGCTCTAAATAAGAATTATATCAACGTTTGAACCAAGATGGAAGACCTAAATGAGGGCGTTTGTCGAACATGTTGTCCTTCGACCCCTTAGTTTTGGAGTTGTTATAATGAAGAAATACTTGAGCACAGTCTTTACCTTTAAATGGTTCTCTCCAATGCTCTAATATATTTCCTTTATAAACTAACATATCTCCTGGTTTTAGATTTACAGATACACCTTTAGTCATATCTGATACATAGCCTCTACCTTCTATAACTCCACCTTTTTTTGCATTAGGTTCAATATAGATCGGCCATTTATCTCCACCAAGATTTAGTGTTGTAGATATCTCACAAGAGAATCTATCTTTGTGACGTTTGAGTTCATCACCTGGTTTATAAATTCTTGCATACGTATAATTAGGATACAACTTTAATTTGGTTGTCTTTTCCATAATCGGTTGCAGTTTTAGCAATAAGGTTTCAAATGCCATATTCGCATATTGAGAATAGGTATTAGGAATTTGTTCATCTTGACCTTCATAGTAACCTAGAAAAGTTTCAAAAGGTGAGATGTATCTTTCTTTTATACAAGTATCATAGACTTGTTTTTGCATGGTAAAATAATTGTACAAGAATGTTGCAAGATCTGTTGATATTGCTTTTTCAATGACACAGAAATTATCTTTTTTAAAATCGTATTTCTTCGCCATCTTATACCTTCTTTGCCATTTCTTTTAAAATTGCACTGATACAGATATGAATAAATCTAAATGGTTTTTTACCATGATCTACTGAATATTCATGTTCCATGTATCCTGGGAAGATAATGAGTGTTCCTGGCTTTGGTTTGAAATGAACCAATTCGGTTCCATGAAAAATTCCATTACCAGGCTTCATTTTTAATTTTGTTGTTCTAGCCCCTGTTCGTGGTTCATGAAAAACAGGATAAGATGTTTCAGGTCCGCACTTTAAAAAATAAAATGCATTCACATGTGTGTTCCAATGAATGTGTGCACTGTGATGACCACCACCTTTTTTAGCAAACTCTTGAACCCAACTTTGTTCATAAAATGTTTGATATTGTGACATATCAAATCCTTGCCAATCTAAAAATTCCCAACACTTTTGACCGACATAATTATGAAAGTCTTTAAACTTATTATCTGCAGTTAAAGGTGTTGAGTGATGTGATAATCCAAAGTCACCATTCTTCTTAATGTAATCTTTGTTTCTTTTTCTTGCTTCTTTAATATACGGGTCTGAAGCTTTGTTTAATGATTTGATGAATTCAGGTTTCTCCTCAATCCATATGGGTGTTTTAAAATATTCTAATATTTGCATACCTACCTAAATGGATACCCAAGGTTCCATATAACCAATGAATATCTAGTTCCTCTCGTTACGGGTTGAACACGATGCCATACAAAAGAAGGAAATACCACAATGGATCCTTTGGGTAATATTTCTTTTGAGGTGATGACGTGTTTATCTTCATCTCTCATATGAGGATCATAAGACCTCGTATCAAATTGAAGCTCACCACCAGTGTATTCAGAACCGTCAGTTAACTGACAAGTTACAGAAAGCTTTCTAATCATTCCATGTTCAGGAGAATCAGGTTTATTATAAGGCACATCCCATGAATCACAATGCCAATCATAATATTGATTCAATTTATATTTTGTAAATTGACATGATTCTGATCTTATCCAATCAAAATTCCAACCTGCATTTTTATTAGCTTGATGGACATAAGGATGAATTTCTTTATAAATCCAAGTATCATTGAGCCAGACTAAATCTGATTTTCTTTTTCTTTGCATATTTAAAACTTGATCTTCTGATAATTCTTTGTCACCAAATCCACCAGTTCGTGCCATGGTTTCATCTTTAGATAATGCGTATTTAATGATGTCATCACATAGTCTTGCAGGTAATGCAGACTTAAAAGCCCAGTAATAATTAGATAAATTCATAAGTAATCGTTTGTATAAAGTTTAATTCGTCACTTGTATTTGGTGAGATGTAATACATTTGTGTAGCTGGAAACATGACAAAGGTATTATTGTTTATGGGTATATCCCAAGATCTTCCTGCTCTTCTATTATCATCAAAATGAATTCTTACAAAACAAGAATCTTTTGCAAGTTTAACTCCATATAAAAATACAAAGTCAGGTGAATTTCTTAAATCCACGGGATCAACTTGTTTTAAAGGTAGTGAAGCTTCTTTAGGTTTATAAATATTTCCCCATGTTTTTTTGTTAACCAACTGAAAACCATATTCTAAATTAATATGATCTCTCATGTAAGTATTGAGCATGTCCCATTTTTTAGAGAATGGAAATTCTTTACCAAATAAATTTGATGTTAAAATATCTTGCGCAAGTTTCTCTCTATCAATATCCCAATCTTTTGGCATATCAATCGTGCCGTGATACAATGCTATTTCTGACAATACTTTCTTGTGCATACCTGAGAGTATGTAATATTATATTAAAAAGATGTCAAGTATTAGGCTTGTGCGACCCAGCTAGATCCATTCCAGTCATAAGTTGCTGTGTCTGAATGGTCTGTTCCATCTACATTTCTTTTTGTGCCTTCCCAGCCTTTTGTATTATCAGCTTGGTAAGCAGTTTCATTCCATGTAATTGACCAGTTCCATACGACAGGATCTGCACCATCATTAGTTACTGATGGGTAAGTAATAGGCGCATCCCAAGAAGCTGTTGTAGTATTTTTACTCCAAGATGCATGTGGTTTTTTAGGCCAGAAGATTTCATTATCTTCATCCCAAGTATAACCAATCCCTGCATAGTTTCCTCTTAATGCTTTTGATTGATCTGCTGATTCATTACCGTCAGCGTCATAATGTTTGCCGCCTCTTGTATTGTAAGATGTTTGAATCCACATTTGTGCAGGCCAGTTATTGTGTTGTTCTAAATATTGTTGACCTACTGCTTCATCTTCAACACCATCAGCGTTAAGCATATCAGAATTATTCAAGGTTAAGACTTGAATCACTTTTCCGTTTGCTCCTAGTTTTGCAAAATGTGCCATAATGTTTCTCCTTATATGTTATTTGTTAAAGTTTGTAAATACACATTTATTATTGATATTTATATCTAATAATAACAATTCCTGATCCTCCAGAACCACCCGTTTGTTGAGACGGGTCCGAAGACCCACCACCTCCTCCACCACCACCTGTATTAACAGTGCCTGCTGTTCCAGCAGTTGTAGGTCTTGCTTGTCCTCCTGGTCCTCCACCACCTGTTCCTCCAGACCCACCTGGTTGAGTTCCTGATCCTGGTTGATCATCATTTCTTCCACCACCTCCGCCACCACCTGCATAAGCAGTTGATGAACCTGAAATTGACGTTGTAGCTCCTGCACCACCAGCTCTTCCTGGTCCTACATATGGACCACTTGTTGCTGTCCCTGCAGCTGTTGCTCCACCACCACCTGATCCACCTCCAGTTCCTCCTGAAGGACTTGGACCTGGTCCTGATCCACCATTGTTGCCTTGTGGAGGACTGACTGGTGGTGTATTACCTGATCCACCAGATCTTGTAGGAACGATATTTAAAAAAACACCGACTCCACCACCTGAACCACCTGGTAAACCTTGTTTAATTCTTAGTCCTGGAACACCAAAAGGAGCAGTAGGTTGATTTTCGACTCCACCGCCGCCTGTAGATGTAATTGTTGAAAAAACCGAATTTGATCCTGAAGTTGAACTAGTACCTCCATTTGTTCCTGTACCACCTCCTCCAACTGTAATTGGGTAAGCTGTAGCACTAATAGGTAATGCAGAAACACAGTTTCCTAATGGAGAAGTACTATAACAACCAGAAGACGCACCAGAAGATTCTCTAAATCCACCTGCTCCTCCTGCAGCAATTAAACTTGCTCCACCTCCACCAGCGACAACCATATAATCAACATCACTTGGTCCTCCTGCTGGATTGGTTGGTTCATTTCCTATTTGTGATACACAAAATGTACCAGGACTTGTAAAAGTATGAATTTTGTAATCGCCACATGTTGTAATGGTTCCACCTGTTGCAGTAGTAAATAAAGCAACTTGAGCAATATCACTCGCCTTTGAAGCATCTGTAAGAACCCAGCCACGCGTTGCGTCGACGTAGATGAATTGTGAATTGGCTCCTTCTACAGTAATATCAAAATTTGTTGTCGAACCTTGAATTTTATTTCCGTTTGCATCTATTGTTAAATTATTAGTATCAAATGTATTGGCATAATCTTTTAAAGCAATGACATCACCAGCTGTTGGTGATGCTGGAAATGTTACAGTAAATGCTGCACTTGTTGTATTACAAAAATATCCTTTATTAGAAACTGCTGTGAATGCTGTTGTCTTTGCAGTTGTGTCCCATTCAATAACTCCAGCTAATCCTGTAATCGTTCCTTGATTATCAATAGTTCCACCTGTTATTCCTGCTGTAGAAATTGTACCTGCGTTGGTTGTGGTTACACCACAAGGTATAGAAATAGTATCTCCACTATCTCCGATAGTTTGAGTTGTCCCTTTTCTTGGACTAATTTTATTTGTCTTAATTTCACTCATTACTGATACTTGTAACGGATTATAACGATTCCTCCACCACCATTTCCACCTGCGTATGTAGTGGTTGCAGGTTGAGGAGCTCTAACACTTCCTCCACCACCGCTTCCAGTATTAGCTGTTCCGTTTGCTCCTACTCCTCCAGAAACAGGGCCACTATTTCCTCCTCCACCTGATCCACCTGAACCTTGTCTTGGAAGATTACCAGGAGAAGCGGACTCTCCACCACCTCCACCGCCACCTGCTCTTGTTACAGGCGATGCTGTTATGGAAGAAGTTACACCGTTACCCCCATTACCTGTAGGACTAGTTGAACCAGTAGCACCAGCTCCACCGCCGCCACCAGCTTTTCTGTTAGTTGGTCCACATGGAGAAGATCCTCCACCACTTTGTCCTTGAGGGGGAGCTACAGGCGGAGTATTTCCTGCTCCACCAGAATACGGGACACCAGCACCTCCGTGATGTCCTGCACCACCTCCTGAACCTCCTGTGCTTCCGTTATTTTGTTCACCGACTCCTCTTGCCCCACCCGCTGAGGTAATAGTTGAAAAAGTTGAATCTGAACCTGGTGGTGCCGCAGTTCCTCCAGCATTAACACCTGTTCCTCCTGCACCCACTGTGATTGGATAACCTGTTGCTGTAACAGGTAAAGCACTAACACATGCTCCTAAAGGAGATGCTGAATAACAACCTGATGCAGCACCTGAAGATTCTCTGTAACCTCCTGCTCCTGCTCCAGATCCACCAGAGCCACCTCCACCAGCTCCACCACCTGCAACCACTAAATAATCAACTGTTGTTGAACCTAAAGGATTACCTGCGCATGTAACTGTAAAAGTTCCAGGTCCAGTAAAAGTGTGAATTTTATAATCTCCGCAACAAGAAACACATCCGCCTGTTGCTGTGATAAATAAAGCTTGTTCAGCTATATCCGATGCTTTCGCTGCACCTGTTGAAACCCAACCTTGAGTTCCGTCTACATAAATTAAAAGTATTGATAAACCTTCTGTTGAAATTGTAAAATCATTTGCTGTTCCTTGAATATTCTCACCATTTCTTGCAATTGTTATTGCGTTTGTATCTGCCGTGTTGGCATAATCTTTAATTCCGACTAAATCACCTGCACTAGGACTTGCTGGTAATGTGACTGTAATTGCACCTGATGTGGTGTTAACGAAATATCCGTTTCCAGCTACGGCTGTAAATCCTGCAGTTTTAGCTGTGGTGTCCCAATTGACTTGGTTATCAATGGTACCTGTTATTGTTCCACCAGATATTGTTCCAGTGTTTGTGATTGTTCCTGAATTTGTAATTGATCCTGCGTTAGATAAAGTTACACCACATGGTATACTTAATGTATCGCCACTATCTCCGAGTGTAACGGTGCCACATGCTGCTGTCGGGGTAATTTTGTTAACTTTAACTTCACTCATAATATCTCCTTATAAACTATTTTTTTATTGGTATCTATACCTAATAATAACGATTCCTGAACCTCCACTACCTGAAGAAGGAGCGTTTTGAGCAGCACCGCCTCCACCACCTCCAGTGTTAGCTGTTCCTGCGGTTCCATCATTCGCTGGACTAGATCCTCCAGCACCACCGCCATCAGAAGCTGTCCCACCTGTAGCTCCATTTGAAGCTCCGCCACCGCCGCCACCAGATCTACCTGTGCTTGATCCATCAATACTAGAACATGATCCTGCTCCACCAGCACCACCATTAGTATTAGCAACTCCTTGAGCACCTGCTCCACCTGCTCCACCGCCACCAGCACCATCACTGGCATCTATACCAGCTCCACCATTATTTCCTTGAGAAGGACTTACAGGGGGTGTATTACCTGAACCTGCTGTTCCTAATCTACCAGCGCCTCCTCCAGAACCACCTGGTCCTCCATTTCTACAAGGAGATATTTCATTACCATCTCCACCAAACC